GATGATAAGGCTATACGGAAAGGATTTGTTCTTTGGCAATATGACAAGCGAGGAAAGAAAACAGAAAAGATACGAAAAGCGTAAAAGAGAACGAGAAGAAAAAGCAAGGTTGGTCTGCGGCAAGGCATTTGAGGATGTGTTTGAATTTGATAAAATGTGGGACGCTGGTGAAAGCTGCTGCGAAGGAGTGAACTGGAAAACCTCTACTATCAATTTCAAGTCAGTGCTTTTGACGCAGACTGATTCTTTGCAAGAACGAGTTCTCAATGGCACATATGAATCAGGTGGTTTCAAACATTTCAAAACTGTTGAACATGGTAAAGAGCGTGATATTAATTCTTTGGTTATTCAAGATCGTAGTGTTCAAAAATGTTATTGTGATGAAATCATGACAGAAGCCTATTCCAGAAGTTTTATTTACGATAATAGCGCAAGTCTACCCGGCAAGGGAATGGATATGACTCTAAAAAGACTTGTTGAATTCTTACATCATCATTATCGTTTATTTGGTCTGGAGGGTGGAATTTATCAATTTGATTTTCATGGATATTTCGCTTCAATACCACACGATAAAGCGAAAGAACGTTTAAAGAAGCATATCCTTGATCCTAAGTTACAAGAGATTGGTTGTCAATTAATTGATGACTTTATTGAATTAGGCGGTGTGGAGCATGATCCAGATGATCCCTGTGGCGTTGGATTAGGTAGTCAAGTATCACAAAATATTGCTTTAGATTACGCCAGTCCGATTGACCATTATATCAAAGATAAACTTGGCGTTCATGGTTATGCAAGATATATGGATGATGGATATGTAATAAGTGATTCTTTGGAGTTTTTGCGAGGACTACATGATACTTTAGTTGAACTTTCTAATGAGATGAAAATTGAACTAAATGAAAAGAAGTGCAAAATAACTCCATTCAAAAATCATAGTTTCAAATTTTTGAAAATGCGTGTTCGATTAGAACCTACTGGAAAAGTGCTTATCAAATTAAGTCGAAATAGTATTAAGTCTATTCGGCGTAAATTAAAGATTTTTCGTGGTTGGGTTGATGATGGTAAGATGAGCGCAGAAGATGTATTTACGTCTTATCAATCATGGAGATCACACGCTGCAAGATGTGATAGTTATAAAACAGTACATAGTATGGATTTATACTTTGTTAAATTGTTTGAGAATGAATTGGCTGAATGGGATAAGAAATTCAAATGTACTTTAGATGCAAGATGGAATTATGAGATTGGATGGTTCTACTTTACATCTCCCAAAGAGTATGAGGCCAAAATGGAAGAATTGGATCGTACACAATATGAACGTTATATGAATGGGTTTATTCCTTTGGTTAATCGCTGGGACTATCGCATGAAAAATAGAAGTAAAAGTGCTGAAGCGTTTGACTTATTAAGGGAAATTCGTGAAAATTTTTATGATAAGGAGGATGACGATGTATAAGTTAATGTCTGGCGAGAAGTTGGTGGGCGTATTTCAAAAGGTAGTTTTTGTGCGTAAAGTAACAGAAACCAATACCAGTATTGAATGCCCAAAAAGTGAAGCAGAAGCTATTGTGGCTGGTGGAATCACTTATGCTATTATCAATTCGGACAACTATAAGGATTGCGAACAAGTTGCAGTTTTTGAACTGGATAGTGAGGTTGAACGAACTGCGGAACTTGACTATATGCGTTTAATGGCAAATATGGTTTAAGGGAGGATGAAATATGACAGCTTTAGAAATGGTTCAGAAATATTATCCTGCTTTGTGGTGTAAGGAACAGGTTGATGAATTGCTGGCAAATTGTAAAATTACTGTTGCTGATTATTTGACCATCTTTCCTACTACAGAGGAAAATCCTGTTACAGATGAGACTATGACTTTGCTGCGAACAGGTAAATTAAATGAACTTCGTAATGTCTGCAATAATGCAATCGAGGCTGGTGTTGATGTAATAACATCTAATAGCGGAGATACTACCGAACACTTTTCTTTGGATAGCTATGACCAGAATAATATTACTAATATGTTTTATTCGGTAATGGCTGGTGTAGAGGAATATCCGTATCATGCTGATGGTAAAGAGTGTACTACATACACTAAGAATGATATTGTAGCAATTTATGTTGCTGCTCAGTCTATGATTACATATCACACTACATATAATAATATGCTTCGTGTTTTGGTAAATCGGACAGATGATGTTGAAACTTTGGCTGGTATTACTTATGGTATGGAATTACCGCAGGATTTGGCTGCTATAATGCAGGAAAATATTGTAACAGCACAGGCACAGATTCGGAAAATTCTTACTACACTTTCTGGTGGTTCAGTAAACATTAAAGACTAAAAATAAAAGGAGATTGTGTGAATGCAAATTTATAATAAATATGTTGTGACAAAACGATATAAGAAATTGGCTCAGTGTGGCAATGTAAACATTCCTTATGGAACAGAGTGTATTGCTGTAAACAGTCATATTGTTTGTGATAAAGGAATTATTTGCTTTGTTGCAAGTCAGGATGCTTTTGACTATTTTTCGCAAAATGATGATGGTAATGGGCTGGAGAGAGGCCGCTTAACACAAACAATTATCAAGCGTCTGGAGCGGAAAGAATATGATATTACATATCAAGAAAGATGGGACAAAGTTTGGGCCGATCCTGTATGTCAAAAATATAAGCGTTCTGATTTTGCCGATCATTGGCTTTGGAACTATGAATTTTATAATGCGCCTTTATTCGATCTCCAATACATTTCAAAGTTGGTAGGTGCAAAATGAAAAATAAAAATGCTTTAAAGATGGTCGTGCTACTGTTAATCGGTGGCATGACCTATTTTTGTATTGAAATACTTTGGCGTGGATATAGCCATATATCAATGTTCTTTGTCGGTGGTATCTGCTTTATTGGCATTGGAGCAATTAACGAATACTTTCCTTGGACATTAGGAATTGTTCAGCAATCAATTATTGGAGCCTGTTTTGTAACGTTCATGGAATTGGCTTCTGGTTGTGTATTAAACCTCAAACTTGGTCTGAATATATGGGATTATTCTAATATGCCGTTTAATCTTTGGGGACAGATTTGTTTGCCATTTTTCTTTGCTTGGATTATTTTATCTGCTATAGCAATTATCGTTGATGATTATTTGCGATACTGGCTTTTTAGTGAAGAAAGGCCACATTATCAGTTAATTTGAGTTGGAGGTGATGTGATGGCTTTAATTGGTGCAACAATTATTGAGCAAATTATAAATTTTCTTAGAAGTAAAGGTTTAAATGATTTTGGTATCGCTGGAGTGTTGGGTAATATATTCGCTGAATCTGGTTTGAATCCAAAGAATTTACAAAACACCTTTGAAAAGAAATTTGGCATGACGGATCAGCAATATACTGATGCAGTTGATAACGGCACATATACGAATTTTGTTCACGATGGAGCAGGATATGGATTGTTCCAGTTGACATATTGGAGTCGTAAACAGAATTATTTAAATCTTGCAAAAGAAAGAAAGGTATCTATTGGTGATACTGAAGCACAACTTGAATTCTTCTATCAAGAATTATGTACAAGTTATCCTGCTGTATTAAATGTTTTAAAAACTGCAACTTCTGTGTTACAGGCTTCTAATGCAATGTTGTTGAATTATGAAAGACCAGCAAATCAAAGTGAAGAAGTTCAGACTAAACGTGCTGCATATAGTCAGAATTACTATGACGAATATGTTATAACTACAAGACAAGGAGGGAGTTTGATGAAATACTCGGAAAAGAATAAACCACTCCAATGTATGATGACAAATAGCACTTGTTATAAACAGACAAGAATTATGGAAGTAAAGGGAGTTCTGTGGCATAGTACAGGAGCCAATAATCCTAATCTGCGGCGATATGTTCAACCAAGTGCTGATGATCCGAACTATGCTCAGTTAATGCAGTTACTTGGAAAGAACACTAACGGAAATGACTGGAATCATGTATCTATACAGGCCGGGTTGAATTGTTGGATTGGTAAACTTGCCGATGGATCAGTGACTACGATTCAAACAATGCCTTGGAACTATCGGCCTTGGGGCTGTGCCAGTGGACAGTATGGTTCTTGTAACGATAATTGGATTCAGTTTGAAATTTGTGAAGATGCTTTGAATGACCGGGACTATTTTAATAAGGTTTATAAAGAAGCGTGTGAAATTACAGCTTATCTTTGTAAAATGTTTAACATTAATCCGCATGGAACTGTTAAGTATGGGAAAATCAATGTACCAACAATTTTGTGTCATCAAGACAGTTATCAGCTTGGGTTAGGTTCTAATCATGGTGACGTATTACATTGGTTCCCGAAGTTCGGTAAAACAATGAATGACGTTCGTAATGATGTAGCTGCTCTACTTGATCAACAAACAACAAATGAAATGGAGGATGATGATATGACTGAAGCACAGGTTAAGGAAATTTGTAAAAATGTTATGGCAGAACAGCGTAAGGAATTGCAAGATAATGATTGCGGTACGTGGAGTCAAGAAGCACGTGATTGGGCAATTAGCTGTGGATTAATTGCTGGCGGTGGTACATTGTCTGACGGCACACCTAACTATATGTGGGCAGATCAGTTGACACGTGAACAGGCAGCGGCATTGTTCTATCGCTTTGCTAAAATGATTGGTAAGGTGTAAATTATGATCATTAGGGTAGAGCGGGGAAAAAAGAAAACCAAACGTAGACGCAAAAAAAGATTTCATATCGGATTTACAAACCTACTCGCCCTTTTGATTATGGCATTTTTATGTGCTGGTCTTGTGGGTGGGTTTTATCTTGCGTTAAAAAGTATTGAGTATCAGTACATGGGTGCTTTGGCGTGTTATACTGCTGTATTTGCTCCAATGGGTACAGCGGCAAGTATTGTATTGAACAGTATTGTACGTAAGAGTGAACACGAAAACACAGGTGCTAACGGTGTAGGAATTAAATTTGCCGCTGCTGAAGCTGCTGGTTTTGTAGAGAATGACTTTGAAGAAAGTCCACAAATTTAAGGAGGTTGATTATGAATAACATGGTACGTAAGTTGTCGAGTCGTAAATTATGGGCTGCTGTAGCGGGTGTTGTGGCTGGTTTAGCAATGGTTTTTGGATTAGATGAAACCGTCATTAGCACTGTCGCTGGTGCTGTTGTGTCTGTTATGTCTGTTGTTACTTATATTGTTACTGAGGGCAAGATTGATGCTGAAAGTATTAAAAATGCAATCGAAAATGTTCAGGATGCCATTGAGGTCGTTGAGGGTAGTGGTGTAACTATCGTAAAAAGCACTACTATTTACGATGCAAACCAAGTAGCTGCTCCAGAAGTTAGCACTGAAATTTCTACGGACTCTGAATGAGAAAGATTAGAGAAAGGCAGGTGATCCAATGTTAGAAAAAGTTGCAGATATTCAACTTGGGCAACTGGTCAGCTATTGTGTTATTGTCGTTGCTATTCTCTCAACATTCTTAGAAGTGTCTAAAATTAAACTTAATCCCTGGTCATCGCTTGGACGGGCATTAGGGAAAATCATCAATAAAGATGTAATAGATAAATTAGATAAAATGGAAACAGCTCAAGCAGAAACAAGAAAACGACTTGATGAACATATTTATACCGATGATAAACGTACTGCTGATCTTCGCCGCACACAAATTCTGCGCTTTAATCGTGAGCTTCTTCGTGATTTACCACATACTATGGAAGATTATATTGAGGCAATTACAGCAATCGACTATTATGAAAATCATTGTAAGGAACATCCTGAATATGAAAACAATCGTGCTGTATTAGCAATCGCCAATATTAAACGGTCATATAAAGAGTGGATGGAAAACCACAATGAAATTCAAGAGGTATAAGTGTAGATAAAATTAATTTAGGGGGTATAGGTTTAACACCTATACCCCTATTTTTTACGGTTCGTAAGAAATTTGAAAACCACATCGGAAGTCTTTTTCATTTGGTGTAAACTTGGTGTAAAGTTCAAAGTACGATGCAGAGTATTTGAACTTTTTGACGATATTATTGCGCTTTTCGCTCGTTCTGCTGCATTGTATACATTTTTTGACCACATTCCCAAAAAGTGTTCCTCTATCCAGCAGATTAAATAACTTTTTCCTATATCTAACTATTTGTTGCTATAAGTTGCTGATTCAGCAGC